ATCCAAGTTAAACGAGTTGCCAACGGTAAAGCTACGGCTGAATGTCTCTTCTTGTGTGCCACCTTTATGGATCACTTTACGAGTACCTTCAATCGTTACTACTCTACCTTCAACAGTTACGTTTGTTTTATCTTTGGATACACCAGGAAGATCCACCTCTACGGTGAGTTCATCCCCTTCTTTAAACCGAACAGTGTCTCCTGTACGGCTAACATCCCCCCAAAAGAAAGGATGGTTAAATTCCCTCTCTAAGACAGTATCTAAGAGTGAGAATGGATTACGATATGTGCTAGGATTATAGTTAGTTAGTTTTGTCATAGCAATAATATTTATATACTTAAAACTAACTAAATCAAATATTTTTTATATAAACTTTTGTAACTACTTAATGAGGAGGCATATATATACTAACTCCGGCTATTTTTATTTCTTCCACATCATCTTCTCGTCGTTCAATAAAATATTGTTTTATAGCTTCTCTAAAACCGTAAGGTGAGTCTTTGAACTCTAGTAAACCACGATAGTTAACAAATATATTTTTACTAAAATCGTACTCATACCCATCAATAAGTTTTTCTCTTGAACCGTACTTACGGTTTTGTCTAGGGCCGTGATATTCATGATATATATTACCTTTTATATAACCATATTTGTTATCAACATATTTGTTAAAAGCTTGTAACCACTCTTTATATACCCCAGACGCGTTGCCAGGTTTAAAATAGCCTCTACGGCACGCAGCAGGAGAAAGTTCCCCGCTCATAATACCAAATACTAATACCATATCACCACCACCTAAAAAGTTATATGGGTATAGCTTGGGACCTGTTTTCCATAAATCTCGTTTTGCTGCAAAACCAAAACCACAGTGATGAGATGGTACTACAGACCAAAACGGGGATTGTACATTTATTTCGTTAAGCTCAGGTAATGATAGTGTCGATTTTGCTATACGCTCTATATTACCTCTACTATCTGTCCAGTAAGCTGTTTCATACAGCTGTACTATGTTTAGTTTATCTAAAGCTATAGAAGTATCATCATACCAAGTTTGACTTTCAAAAAATATATCGTGATCAATCCATGCAAGTTTAGTATATTTTTCAGGAACTGTTTTTTCTACAGCATTAAGTAATGCTTCTTTTTGAAAACATATATTTTCTTCTCTTGCCCCGATCTGAATCCAGCCAGGCATATCTTTTGTAATAAAAGTGTCGGTAAGAGAAGCTTCGACTCCGTAAACAGGTACGTCTATAGCTTTCATTTGTCGTAAGAAACGATTCAAATTTTGATCTGGTCTTTTATAACCACACCAATTAAAGTGGCATAGTATTATAGCTAGATCATCTTGTGTTCTCATAAAGTACTAATAATAATCAATATATTACGACTCACAAGTTGAACAGGTTAATATTGAACGAGCAAGTTCTTGTGCTGGGTTAGCAGAACGCTGATAATAAAGACTCTTAATACCGTTTTCCCAAGCAAATACTATTAACTCGTTAACGTCTTTTGGCTTAGTGTTAGGTGGAATCATTAAGTTTAATGACTGACCTTGATCAATATACTTCTGACGAGCAGCTGCCTGTATAACTATTTCTTTTTGGCTGATTTCGCCGAATGTCTTAAACACTGCCTTTTCTTCTGGTGTGAGGAACTCGAGATGTTGCACCGAGCCGCCTTTTACAAGAATAGACTTCCAAACACCTTCTGTATTCTTTTTCTTGGTTTCCAGTAAAGCCTCGAGATAGGGGTTCTTATAGGTAAATTTACCTTTAGCTAAATCTTTAACAAAGTAGTTAGAGTTAAGAGGCTCAACTGAAGGTGAAGCTTGACCGAGAATAAACGAACTAGAGGTGGTAGGTGCTACAGCTAATGTAGTTACATTACGACGACCGTAACCTTTAAGTAAGGGTGGTTCACCGTACTCTACAGCCATTTGTGCGGTAGCAGAATCTGCTTTTTTACGAACAAAGCTCCATATTTGAGTATTGAGTAGCTTTGCTTCCATCGTTTCAAACCCGATCATCTTAGACTGAAGGTATGTATGCCAACCGAGTGCACCGATACCAAGCGCGCGCTGATTAATAGCGAAGTTTCTTGGGTGTACCATAAACTTCATCTTTTCAGTTTTATTAATAAACTCAGTCATCACAGCATCAAGGAAGTATACAAGTGTTTCTACTGCATCGGTATTCTTCCAGTTGTCCCATTGTTCAAAGTTAAGAGAAGATAAATCACAAACAAACGATTCTTCGTTATCGTTTGATAGCATAATCTCTGTACAGAGATTACTTTGATTAATCTTAATGTTCTTGTCTTTGTATACTTGTGGTGCTTGATTGTTAGCGTTATCAGTAAAAAAGATATAAGGATAACCAGATTCAAAGCGCTTCTTAATAACTAAGCCCCAGATGCGACGTTTTTCTTTATCGCCATCAAGCATAGACTTTAACCACTCATCAGTTACACATACACCGATAGAAAGGTTTTGAATGTCATCACCTTCGCTTTTAATCTTTAAAAACTCTTCTACATCCTTATGGTCAATAGGTAGGTACGCTGCAAATGAACCTCTACGCACATTACCTTGTGAGATATAGTCTGTTAACGTTTCAAATACAGTTAACTGATGATGTACACCAGTAGATTCTCCACCAGATGAAATAGGTGCACCGCGTGGACGAATTTTACCAAAGTAAGCTGATGTACCGCCACCTGCCTTTGACATAGTACCTATTTCTGAAATCTTGTACAGAATAGCATCCATATCATCGTCGATGTACGAACCAAAGCACGAGATAGGTAAACCACGACTACGACCAAAGTTTGACCAAATAGGAGAAGCCAAGGAATAAAAACCTTGGTGCATATAACTTTCAAACTTATCTGCAAAGCCTTTTAATTTGAGGTATTCTTCAGCTTTTTCAGCTATATCCCTGATACGCTTTTCGGCAGTTTCTCCGTCCAGGAGATAACCACGTTCAAGGAACTTGCGAGAGTCGCTATTCAGCCAGTAAATGTTCTTGTTACTCATTTTTATATATTATACTATACTTTTTATTAAAATAAATCGTCTTCTGAAAAGCTTTGTGACTTTTTAGAATACTCTACAGGACGAGAATGAAAGAAGTCGGTCATATTATTACCGAGTAATTCTTCGTTAAACCAGGAAATATCTTTGAGAAGCTTAGAATCCGTTTCATACACCTCTGAGAAGCCGATACCTCTGAGAGATTCGTTAATACGGTCTTTTACAAACTCTTTAAGATGTGCTGCAGTCAATCCGTCTTCATTAATACCGTTAACCATCCAATCAATAATTTTTGCTTCACTTTCATAAGCTTCCTTAGCTTCAGCAAGGATCCTTTCTACAAGCTCATCATCGAATAGTTCTGGATGCTCTTCTCTGATAGTGTTAATAATCTTCATACCAACTAATGCATGTATATGCTCTTCATTACGAGTGTACTTAACTTGCTGATCAGTATCCTTAAGTAGATTTTTATTACGAGCAAACCAGTTAATAATATAGAACTGGCTCATAAGTGATACATTCTCTACGAATAGGGTAAAGAGTATAATAGCGTAAAGATATTGTTTTTTCTTGTCTTTATAGTAACGGTGTGTATATTTCTTAAGATACTTTACACGGCCTTGTATCCATTCTAACTTGAGATTCTCTTCAAATACATCTTCAAGGCCGAGTACAGTTAATAGCCTTTCATAAGCATTGTTATGAATTACCTCTGTATTAGCCATTACGTAGCCAAGATCCTGTAAAGATGGGTGTGGTAGGTTTTCCCCGAGCTTAGCCCAGAACGTTTTTACAGCCACTTCAATCTGACCAATAGCGGATAAAGTACGGATAATAATCTCTCTTTCTTGATCATTTAACTTAACTTTAAACTGTTGTACATCTGACTTAAAACTAAACTCTTTATGGGTCCAAAAGCCATTATGCATGGATTCGATAAATTCCTCTGTCCAAGGATAGTGATTAGGTTTGCGGGAGATCTGTTCGTCGAATATCATAGTTTTAGTACAGGGAATATTATTTACGTATTGTAAATGTTTTTACATTTTTATCTCTAAGAAAAAAATATTTTTTTCTCGCCAGTGCGCTTGACTGAGTTATAAAAGTTAGTTTTTCTTGTTATACAATTCTAGCTTTTTTACTATGTAGCGCACGATTTCACTACGTACTATGTCTGCTTCGGTTAATGTAAATACGTGTATACCTTTGTCGCGGCTTTCAGCATCGTTAAATACGTTGCACATTTTTTCAAACCCAGACTTACCGTTAATATCGGATTGCATCGGGTCTCCGCAAATAAATAGTTTACTGAACTGACCTACACGGGTTAATAAAGTTGTGAGCTCTCTAAATGTACTGTTCTGAGCTTCGTCCATAATAATAGCTTTAGCATTCCAAGAAAGACCACGAAGATATCCTGTCGGTTTACCTTCTATACGGCCTTCTTTCATTAATGTAGTAATATCTGCTTTACATAATAGCTCATCGAGCTTTTCCATTAAAGGTTCTAGATATGGGGATAACTTTTCAGCTGCATCCCCAGGAAGATATCCCATTTTATTATCTGAACTCTCAACTATACTACGAATATATATTAAGTCAGAAACCTTTTTTAGGTTTAATAATTCCAAAGCAACTAATGTTGCTAGAAAACTCTTACTACTACCAGATGGCCCTGTAACAAAGACAACCTTTGTATGATTATCTAAAGCTATTTTAAGAAACTCTTTTTGCCTGTTTGTCAAATCCGGCCTTTGTCGTATCATCACCGGTCTTTCCAGTTTATCAGCCTGATGTACTAAAAGACTTTTGTCTTTAGTAGCAGGTGCGTTATTTTGAATGTTTTGAGCTAACTTCTGTTTTTGCAGGCGTTTTTTCTTACTCATCTGTTATTATTTACTCCTGAAACAAAGTTAATACAGGTCTGCAACCAAAAAGAAACCCGTCGAGAATTCTCGACGGGTTCTTTGATTAAACGTTTTATCGTTTGTACTATGCTTATTATAGCATTGTAGCAGCTGTGCCTGGAACGAAAGCGTTGCCAAGACCAGATACGATAATGAGGTGGTAATAAAGAGCAGCACCAAAGATATGATCAATAACACCATAACGGGTCATTAAACCAACACGTGGGCTGAAATCATTAGGACCAACTGTACGCTGTACTAATACAGGAATGTATGGGCAGTAAACGATACCAGTATCATAGTATTCAGCACCCTTGTAGCCTAATAAAGCGTACTCAAGTATTGTACCACGTTGATTTGTCTGATATTGTGCTTCTGTACGTGTATCACGGTAGATCGTGAAACGACCACCGACTGTACCAACTTTAGCAATACCAACTGGTTGTGTGTTTACGTTACCGTTAACTGAGAACCATTGGAACTCAGGAAGCATTTCAAACATTGCGCAAACACGAGGTGTTGCGATAATGAAGTTAGCTGCACCACGACGGTTACGGATAGCAACGCGGTTAGCTTCAACGATAACACGTGCATAGAAGTCACGGTTACGTTCACCTAACCAACGACCATCAGCTGAAGCTGCGTTCCAGAATGAATAACCTTGGCCTGCACCAGCGTTGAGAGCAACTTGGCACATACGGATTACCATTTCACGGTCGATTTCAGCTTGAATTTCGTACGACATAGCGTTCGTTAATTCATTGTCAATGTCGATACCGTTCATGTTCTTGAGATCTTGCTCAAGTTCAACTGACCAACGAGCAGCTAGACGACGTGTACCAGCTTCAACAGCGGTCTTTTCGAAGGAAACGACCATCTGAGGAATATTGCTTGTTAATTCAAAATTGCTTAAGAATTGAGCAATACCGCTATCTGTTGGGAGGATGTTGAAATCAGCGTTACCGGAAAGGAACGTTGAAGAAATACCCGTGAAGCGAGTATTGAGGTAGTTCCAACCTACTTCAGTACCGTCTGAAGCGTTTGTCCATCCTTGTACCCCGTTAGCATTACCGCCTGGTGTACCGAAACCATTGTCTAGTTGTGTACCACCGAGTGGGTCTGCTTCGTATTTATAACGAAGTGCAAAAGCGAGACCAACTGGACCGCTCATAGGTTGAACACCAACGATTTCGTTTGTGATCAATTCTGGGAAAGTACGGCGGATCATCGGAATGAGGATCTTTGGTAAACGAGCATCTTGTGATGCATAGAAGTCGCTTGATTGTAAGCCGCCTTGACCAGGGTTACCTTGAAGTGTACCGAAAACGCCTGCATTACCTGCTGCGTTAGCGGACTCAAAGCACCACTTCTCTTGATTTTCAAGAAGGATAGCTGTGTTCAAACGAGTGTGTTCGTTTACGATTTCTGGAGTGTTATCATCGGAGTGATTAAGCAATGGTGCCCACTTCTTTAAAAGTTGGCCTGCGCGATCACGATCGATGTATGACTGTGAAGGTTTAATTTGTTTCATATCTAATAATTTTATAAACTAACATTACCTCAAGTACTTAACAGTACTTCAACGTGTAGATATACTTACAAAAAAAAGCCCGATTTCTCGGGCTTTTGTGTAAAAAATCTGATTTATTTATTAAGCAAGCTTATTCTTAAGTAGTGATACGTAAGACTCAGCTACAAACTTTTCACCATCGTCATCTGAAGCAGATGTAAATGATTTCGAAACTTGTTTCTTGTCTTCTGTAACTAATACATCAACACCTCTAGATTTTGGTGCTGTGGATTCTTTAAGCTCTTGAAGTTTTTCATCTTCACGCTTGTCAAACATTTCTAAAACGTAATTAAAGTTTTCGTTAATGTACTTTGCATCTTTTTCAGCTAGTACACGAAGAGCATAACTCTTTTTGTTAGCAGGAAGTGTTGATACTTTTCTTTCTAATAAAAGATTTGACTCTAATGATTGAACTTTTTCGTTTAAAAGTTGTGATTGTTTTGCAGCTGCTGCAGCACGTGCATTAGCTTCATCAATTTGTTTCTTACCGTCTAATAAAGCTTCTTTTACGCTTTCATTTACGAAAGTTTCATCAAGGCTTACTAAGCGTTTAATTTCTTCAACGATCTTAGTATTACGGGCATTTTGTGTAGCTTCTTGAAGTTGCTGTGAAGGAATTGCTTTATCAAGATAAAGATCGAGATAAGATGAAACATTCTCTACAATGTTCTTTGTAAATTCTTTTGCTTCTACCTTTGAAGCATTTTCATAGAGCTTTACAACGTGAGCGAGCTTTGTAGCGCGGTCTTCGTCAAGCTTTTGTATAGCTTCAGCAAATTGCTTTGCATGTAAGTCGTCGATACGAGTAACAATCTTTTCAAGCTTAGCTGTATGATCAGCGTCAATAGCTTCTAAAACTTTTTCAAGCTTAGCTGAGTACTCTTCGTCTTGTTGTACAAGAGCAGCTTCAACTGCGAGGTTAACCTTTGCTTCAACAGCTTCAGAAACTGCTTTTAGCGATTCCTCGGAAAGGAGGTCTTTTGTTGCCTCTTTAAGAATTGTGGAAATGTCTTGGCTCATATCGTATTATATATTTAGTAAAATGTGTGTTATTATCAGGATTTTTTTGCAGTTTTGTTTGCAATTACTGAATCCGCTTTTTGGATACGTTGCTTGAGTTTCTCATTGATTACTGCTTGTAACGTTGAATTAGCAGTTGAGTAGTTTTTATCAACTACGTGCTTAATAAAGCTTGCAATTTGATTTTTATGATTCATATTATTTAAGGTTGTTGATAAAGCGAATGATGTGCTCTCTAAGATATAGGTCGACGTCCTTTTTAGGCAAGGAGCTAAGTTTAGATTCTAAAACGTCGTATATTTCTTCGTAACGACCGTCTTGCTTAATGATAAAGTTTTTAGATTCTAAAATACCATTTACAAATGCACCAGGAGCAGAAGGATCAGCCACAGCGTCAATTGTAATAAGTTTCATATTTTTAACGTGGTTGACTCCGCCCTCTTCATAAACTTCTCCAAGCGCTCTTGAAGACATTCCCATCTTTACACCGTCCATTACCAATGAACGCATAATTTCTCCTAATGGTGTGCGTAAGACTTTACTCTTACCACGTACCACATTACCATCCATGCGCAGTTCAGTAATAAGATGACACGCTCTTTCACTGCTAACATTAGCGCTATTTGGATGTTCAAGTTCTCCTAAAGCTCTATTTGTTCTAACAAACTCTTCATTATAACGTTCCACTTCACGAGCCA